GTGAAAATTAAATATGAATTTGCAGATGGGACAGTGTCGGAAATCAAGGTGGAGGAATCCATCGGTGCCGTCATCATTGAGGACAGGCGGCTGGAGGACAACCTTGCAAGGAAGGAACGCTATCACTGCCATTCGCTGGATGCCGTGGAGTTTGAGGGTGTGGAGTACGGCACGGAAGAAACGCCGGAAGCGATGCTTGCCGCCATGGAAGAGGACAGACGTGTATATGAGGCTTTCCATAAGCTCTCTAAGGTGCAGCAGAGGAGGCTGTTAAAGCTGGCGGGCGGTATGTCAATCCGGGAGATCGCACGGCAGGAAGGCACGAATTTCAGGACCGTGCATGAGTCGGTTGAGGCTGGAAGGAAAAAATTTAAAAAATTTTTCTGAAAAACACCCCATCAAAACAGCCTCCAAATCTCCGTATAGTGAAGGGCATAAAATCCCGCCCTTTAGAAATCGGAGGTGGAAAGGTGAGGCACACATTGAGGATCAGTGTTTCAAAAGAACCGGCGGCGGAAGGGATCGTGAGCTGCCGCAATGTCTCCGTGAGGGAGCGTTTCCTGCGCTTCCTCTTTGGGGAGAAACAGAGGCTGACCATCATCGTTCCGGGCGGTTCCGTCCGGGAGCTGGCAGTCAGTGAAGTCATGGAAGGAGGAAATGTACATGGGAAAAGTGAAGTTACTGCTTGACGTCATCGGGGATTTACGTTCCCTTGCAGACAGCCTGCAGGCCGTTGCGGATGCGGTGGCGGACAACGATGCGGCAGAGGCGGAGATGACGACCACGAAGGAGCCGGAGGAGACCGGGAAAGCGGGCAAGACAGTGAAATCCGCAAAGAACATGGCGAAGAAGGATGCGAAGGCGGCAAAGCAGGAGCCGGAGGAGAAGCCGCTGACGCTGGAGGAAGTGCGGGCGGTACTGGCGGAGAAGTCCCGCTCCGGACACACGGAGGAAGTGAGGGCGTTGCTGAATAAGCACGGTGCGGATAAGCTGTCAGAGATCGACCCGGCGGAATACCCTGCGCTGCTTGCGGAAGCGGAGGTGTTGTGATGGGGAGACACGCATTACTGTCCGCATCCTCCAGCCACCGGTGGCTTGCCTGCCCGCCGTCGGCAAGGCTCTGTGAAAATTACGAGGATACGGGCAGCGAATACGCGCAGCAAGGCACCGATGCCCACAGCCTGTGTGAACACAAGCTGAAGCTGTCCCTGGGCATGGAAACGAAAGACCCTACAGAGGGGCTTGCCTTCTACGATGAAGAGATGGAGGAATGTGCCTGCGGCTATGCGGAGTATGTCCTTTCCCTTGTGGAGGAGGCCAAGAAAAACTGCAAAGACCCGGTGGTGCTGATTGAGCAGCGGCTGGACTTCTCCCGGTATGTGGAGGAAGGCTTCGGCACCGGCGACTGCGTCATCATCGCAGATGGGACTTTGTATATCATTGACTACAAGCACGGCAAGGGCGTGGAGGTTTACGCAGAGGGAAATCCGCAGATGATGCTGTATGCCCTGGGTGCATTGGAGCTGTTCGACGGCATCTATGACATTGACACCGTCCGCATGGCGATTTACCAGCCGCGCCGGGAGAATGTCAGCGTGTATGCCATGGCGAAGGATGACCTTCTTATATGGGCGGTGGGTGAGCTTGCCGAAAAAGCAAAGCTGGCCTATGCCGGGGAGGGCGAGTTCTGCGCCGGGGAACACTGCAGGTTCTGCAAGGCGAAGGCAGCCTGCAGGAAGCGGGCCGAGTACAACCTGGAGCTTGCAAAGTATGACTTCGAGATGCCCGCCACGCTGGAGGATGACGAAATCGCGGCGATCCTCGTGAAGGCGGATGAGCTGGCGGCATGGGCGGCAGACGTGAAGGAGTTCGCTTTGCAGCAGGCGTTAAGCGGCGTGAAGTATGCCGGATTTAAAATTGTTGAGGGCCGTTCCAACCGGAAGTACACGGATGAGGACGCTGTGGCGGATACCGTGAAGAAGGCGGGCTTCGACCCGTATGAGCCAAAGCTGCTTGGAATTACCGCCATGGAGAAACTGCTCGGAAAGAAGAAGTTTGCGGAGATTTTAAAGAGCCTTGTGGAGAAGCCGCAGGGCAAGCCTGCGTTAGTCCCGGAGAGCGACAAGCGCCCGGAGATGAACACGGCGCAGGAAGATTTCAAGGAAGATTAGTCAGGAGGAAAATCATATGTCAAACACAGCCAATAATCCAACAAAGGTAATCACCGGCCCGAACACACGGTGGAGCTACTGCAACGCATGGGAAGCGAAGGCAATCCAGGGCGGCACGCCGAAATTTTCTGTTTCCCTCATCATCCCGAAGTCGGATAAAAAGACCATTGCCAAGATTGAGGAAGCAATCAAGGCGGCATACCGTGAGGGCGAGGCGAAGCTGAAGGGGAACGGCAGGAGCGTTCCTGCGCTTTCCGTGCTGAAGACCCCGCTGCGTGACGGGGATGTGGAGCGTCCGGATGATGAAGCCTATGCGGATTCCTATTTCGTCAACGCCAACAGCTCCACGGCTCCGGGGATTGTGGATGCGGACCGGCAGCCGATTTTAGACCATTCCGAGGTGTACAGCGGCGTGTACGGCAGGGCGAGCATCAATTTCTATGCTTTCAACAGCAATGGCAATAAGGGAATCGCCTGCGGCCTGAACAATTTACAGAAAATCCGTGACGGGGAGCCTTTGGGCGGGCGTTCCCGTGCGGAGGATGACTTTGCGGATGATGCCGGGGATGATGAGGATTTCCTGTCTTAACGGCATAACAGGAACACACTGCCGGGTGGCGGGGAGAGGGCATCTTCCTTTTCCCTGCCGCCCTTAAGGCGGTGAAAGGAGCTGGTGGAATTGAAGTCTTTAGGAATCGACTTGGAAACATTTTCGTCTGTGGATCTGACCAAATGCGGCGTTTACCGGTATGCTTCTTCGCCGGATTTTGACATCCTCTTATTCGGATACAGCGTGGACAGCGGCGAAGTACGGGTGGTTGACCTTGCCTGTGGTGAGGAAATTCCTGCAGATATCGTGGCGGCGCTCTCGGATGACTCCGTCATTAAGTGGAGTTACAATAACAATTTCGAGCGCGTCTGTCTGTCAAATTATTTCGGCACATGGTTCGAGCCTGGGAGCTGGCGCTGCACGATGGTGTGGGCGGCTTACCTCGGCCTCCCGCGGTCGCTGGAGGATGTGGGCGCGGTGCTTGGGCTGGAGAAACAGAAGCTGTCCGAAGGGAAAGAGCTGATCCGGTATTTCTGCGTACCCTGCAAGCCGACCAAGGCAAACGGCGGCCGGATGCGGAACCTGCCCGAACACGACAGGGAGAAGTGGGAGCGGTTCAAGGCATACAACCTCCGTGATGTAGAGGCAGAGATGCAGATACAGCAGAGGCTTGCCAAATTCCCCGTGCCGGAGTTCATATGGGAGGAATACCGGCAGGATCAGGAAATAAACGACCGGGGCATCGGGGTGGACATGGAGATGGTCAAACAGGCAATCGCCATGGATGGGCGATCCAAGGCGGAACTGTCGGTTGCAATGAAGGAACTGACGGAACTGGAAAACCCGAATTCCGTGCAGCAGATGAAGCGGTGGCTTTTGGAGAACGGGGTGGAAACGGATTCGCTGGACAAAAAGGCGGTGGCCGCAATGCTGGAGGGTGCGCCGGAGCCTTTGAAAACTGTGCTGACGCTCCGGCAGCAGCTTGCCAAGTCCTCTGTGAAGAAATACCAGGCGATGGAGAATGCGGTGTGTGCGGACAGCCGGGCGCACGGGATGTTTGCTTTCTACGGTGCTAATAGGACCGGCCGGTATAGCGGACGAATTATTCAATTGCAAAATCTGCCTCAGAACCATATCCCCGATTTGGCCCAGGCAAGGGAGCTTGTGAAAGCAGGGGACTTTGATGCCCTTGCCATGCTGTATGAGGATGTCCCGGATACGCTCTCGCAGCTCATCCGCACGGCTTTTGTGCCGCAGAACGGCAGGAAGTTCATCGTGGCGGATTTTTCCGCTATTGAGGCGAGGGTGCTTGCGTGGCTTGCCGGGGAGCGGTGGGTGTCAGAAGTGTTTGAAAAAGGCGGTGACATTTACTGTGAAACTGCTGCCCGTATGTTCCACTGCAGGGTGGAGAAGCATGGTGAAAATGCGGAACTAAGGCAGAAAGGCAAGCAGGCTACGCTGTCCTGTGGATACGGCGGATCAGTCGGTGCTTTGAAAGCAATGGGCGCACTGGAAGCAGGGATGACGGAGGATGAGCTGCAGCCGCTCGTGGATAGCTGGCGGGAGGCGAACCCCAATATCGTGCAGCTATGGTGGGATGTGGATCGTGCCGCGAAGGAATGCATCAAAAAGAGGATGCCCACAGAGACACACGGTATCAGGTTTGATTACCAGAGCGGCATGATGTTCACCACGCTCCCATCGGGCAGACGGCTCGCCTATGTGAAGCCGCGTATCGGGGCGAACCGTTTCGGCGGGGAGTCCGTCACCTACATGGGTGTGGGCGGCACAAAGAAATGGGAACGTCTGGAAAGCTATGGTGCAAAGTTTGTGGAGAACCTTGTGCAGGGTATTGCCCGCGACATCTTATGCCATGCCATGCAGACACTGAAAAACTGTGCGATTGTCGGACACATCCACGATGAGATCATCATCGAGGCGGACAGGAGGATGTCCGTGGAGGCTGTGTGTGAACAGATGGGCAGAACGCCGTCCTGGGCAAAGGGGCTGCTGCTCCGGGCAGATGGATATTCTTGTGAGTGGTATCAGAAAGATTAGGGGGTGTGCGATGGAACGGCTGCGGATTGAATACGGGACGGGATACATGGAGCTGAACGTGGAGGCGTTCTTCCCCTGCAAGATGCCGGCGATGAGGAAGGCCGCAAGGCTCATCAATTCATACTGTACCGATGAGGCAAGGGCGGAGCTGCTCTCGGAACTGCGGGAGATGGCGGACGGGTACAAGGCACTCTGCGATATGTACAGAGAAACAGAAGAGGCGCTTCCTGCGGATTCCCCGGAGCGGAGGCACTGGAGGGCGCAGTTCAACAAGACGGAAGCCCTCCGCAGAAGGATGGAGGGGAATATCAGATTGATTTCAGGAGGAGGAAAGGGATGAGCAGGGCGGCAATGCAGGGGTGCAGGGCGCATAATGACTGTTTCGCAAACAGGGGAGGCGTCTGCACCTGCTTAAAGGACAATGACTTTGGCGGGAGGGACTGCCCGTTTTACAAGCCTGCGGACACAGTCCGGGAAGGCCGGCGCAGGCAGGATGGAGGTAGATTTTATGGGAATCAGCAGATACAACAGTGAGGGATACAGCGACCCGACAAGCCATGTGGCGCTGTCGGGGATCAGGAAGGAGGAAAGGGCGGCAAAGCGGGCATACCGGCCGCTTGTCTATATATGCTCCCCGTTTGCCGGGGACAGGTCAGGCAACACGCAGAAGGCGAGGCGGTACAGCAGGTTTGCGGTAAAGAACGGCGCGATTCCGTTCGCCCCGCACCTGCTCTTTCCGCAGTTTTTGGATGACGGGAAATCTGCGGAGCGGGCAATCGGTATGTTTATGGGGATGGTGCTGCTTGGAAAGTGCGAGCAGCTATGGGTGTTCGGCAGCACCATATCCACGGGGATGGCGGCGGAGATTGAGAAAGCGGAGAAGCGGGATATGCCAATCCGCTATTTTACGGAAAACTGCGAGGAGGTCTGTAAATTATGAAAATGACATTTTACACGGCGAACTGCAGGGGGAACGCAAAGAACAGCCTTTATCCCAACAGGCGTGTCATTGACAATGAGGATGACTGCATGGAGGTGGCAGCGTTCGACCATGTGTGCGCGGAATTCAAGGGCTGCCGCAGGAGCGGGGACAATTTCCTCTCCTGCGATGTGGACGTGATGGACTGCGACAATTCCCATTCCGACAATCCGGCAGACTGGATTCATCCGGAAGATTTGGAAGAAAAAATCGGGAAGGATGTGGCGTTTGTTGTGGTGCCGAGCCGGAACAATATGAAGCCGAAGGAGGGGAAGTCCGCAAGGCCGAGGTTCCATGTGTACTTCCCGCATGATCCAATCACAGATGGGGAGGCGTGTGCGGCTTTGAAGAAAGCCATACAGCAGAAATTCCCTTTCTTCGATGCCAAGGCGCTGGATTCTGCCCGTTTCATTTTTGGGCATCCTGCGGACTCCATCTTTTGGCACGAGGGCGAGATCACCATTGACTGCATCGTGAAGCACCAGGGCGGCAGGGAGATACCGCAGGGGCAGCGCAACGCCACCATGTCCCATTTTGCCGGGCGCGTGGTGAAGCGGTACGGGGCTACGGAACGGGCGCAGGAGATTTTCATGGAGGAGGCGGCAAAGTGCAATCCGCCCCTGGAAGATGCGGAGCTTGCAATGATCTGGCAGAGCGCCTGCCGGTTTGCGGAGAAAGTGCAGGGGCAGGAGGGATATGTGGCACCGGATGCGTACAATGACGAGTTCGGGCGAGAGTCTTTAAAACCAGGCGATTACTCCGACATCGGGCAGGCGAAGGTGCTGACCAGGGAGTACGGCGTGGAGCTGCGCTATACGGCAGCCACGGATTACCTGCGTTTCTGCGGGCAGTATTGGGTGGAGTCCAAGCAGCAGGCAGTGGGAGCTGCAGAGGAATTTTTAGACCTCCAGCTTGCGGACGCGAAGGATGAGATCGCCCGGACGAAACAGGCGCTCATGGACACCGGCATTTCGGAGGATGCCATCACCTCCGGCGGCAAGTCGCTGGAAAAGAAGATCAGCGGCGGGCAGATGGACGCCTACCTTGCGTATCTGTCTGCCCAGGCATATAAGGCGTTCGTGATGAAACGCAGGGACATGAAGTATGTGGTTTCCGCACTGCAGGCGGCAAAGCCGATGCTGGAGATCAGCGTGTCTGACCTGGATAAAGACGGCTTTCTGCTGAACACGCCGGACGGCACCTATTACCTCCCGGATGGGCTGGAAGGGAAGCGTGACCACAGCCCGGAGGACTATATCACAAAAATAACGGCGGCAGCTCCCGGTGACAAAGGGGAGAAACTGTGGCAGGATTCTTTAAACACTATTTTCTGCAAAGACCAGGAGCTGATTGATTATGTGCAGCAGATCGTGGGCATGGCTGCGGTGGGGCGCGTCTACATGGAATCGCTGGTCATTGCCTACGGGGAGGGGAGGAACGGCAAGTCCACCTTCTGGAACACGATAGCCCGTGTGCTTGGCACCTACAGCGGGAATATGTCCGCCGACACACTTACGGTCGGGTGCAAGAGGAACGTGAGTGAAGCCGGAACTTGCCGAGGCGAAGGGCAAGCGGCTCATTATTGCCGCAGAGCTGGAGGAAGGGATGCGCCTGAACACTTCCGTTGTGAAGCAGATGTGTTCCACGGATGAGATTTTTGCGGAGAAAAAGTATAAGGACCCGTTCTCCTTCACGCCAAGCCATACCCTCGTGCTTTATACCAACCACCTACCAAGGGTGGGCGCAAATGACCCTGGGACGTGGCGGCGCTTAATCGTGATCCCCTTCCATGCCAGGATAGAGGGCGCAGGGGATGTGAAGAATTATGCTGATTTCCTCGTTTCGGAGGCGGCTCCGGCTGTCATGAAGTGGATCATTGAGGGCGCGCAAAAGGCAATCAGCCGGAACTTCCACATCCCTTCCCCTGCCTGCGTGGAGGAAGCCATCAAATCATACCGGGAGGACAATGACTGGCTTGGGCATTTCCTGCATGAGTGCTGCGAGGCCGATAAAACGTACCGGGAGAAGTCCGGCGTTCTGTACCAGGAATACCGCAGCTACTGTATGCGGACGGGCGAGTACACCAGAAGCACGGCCGATTTTTATAACGCGCTGGAGTCTGCCGGCTTTTCCCGAAGGAAGGCGAAGGCCGGCATTATCGTGTATGGGCTGCGGATAAAGGAGGAAGATTTAGAGGACTGAGAAAGCCCATGCTTTGGGGAAAGGTGCAGGTCGGTGCAGGTCTTGGTATAAACCCCCTTTAGGGCAGTTTTTTCAGCAAAAAATCACTTATAGAGGAGTTTTAGGTACGACTTGCACCGACCTGCACCCTAAAGGCTGGAATGATTGAAAAATAAGGGATTGGAGGCATTTGCATGAGAGAGAAAACCATAGAGCAGAAATTCAGGGCGGCAGTCAAGGTCGCCGGGGGCTTGGCACTTAAGTTCGCATCGCCCGGTTTTGATGGGGTGCCTGACAGACTGGCACTTCTCCCTAGCGGGAGGATGGCATTCGTGGAGGTCAAGGCTCCGGGGGAAAAGCCACGCCCCCTGCAGCTTTCCCGGCACCGGCTCCTGCGGCGGCTTGGGTTTAAGGTGTATGTGCTAGATGACGAATCGCAGATTGGAGGGATCATTGATGAGATACAGTCCACATGAATACCAGAAATTTACAGCAGAATACATTGAGGCGCATCCGGTATCCGCAATCTTCCTGGACTGCGGATTAGGGAAAACGAGCATCACGCTGACGGCAGTCAATGACCTGATGTTTGACAGCTTTGAAATCCACAGGGTGCTTGTGGTAGCACCAATCCGTGTAGCTTCTTACAGTTGGCCGGCGGAAATTGAAAAATGGGACCACCTTGAAGGTCTGAAATACAGCGTGGCGGTCGGAACGGCGGCAGAGAGGCTTGCGGCATTAAAAAAGCCGGCAGACATTTACCTCATCAACCGTGAGAACGTACAGTGGCTGATTACTGAGAGCGGCATCCCTTTTGACTTCGACATGGTGGTGATCGATGAGCTGTCCTCTTTCAAGAACCACCAGACGAAGCGGTTCAAGGCGCTGATGAAAGTACGACCAAAGGTGAAACGCATCGTGGGGCTGACAGGAACGCCGAGCAGCAATGGACTGATGGACTTATGGGCGGAGTTCCGGCTGCTGGACATGGGGGAGCGGCTCGGCAGGTTCATCGGGCAGTACCGCACTTCCTACTTCCGGCCGGATAAGCAGAACGGGCAGGTGGTGTTTTCTTACAAGCCGCTGCCTGGGGCGGAGAAACAGATATACGGCAAAATATCCGACATCACCATTTCCATGAAGTCCACCGACCACCTGCAGATGCCGGAACTGATAAATTCCAGATACACGGTGTATCTTTCTGAGAAAGAGGATTCGCACTATGCGGATTTGAAGAAAGACCTCGTCCTTCAGCTTCCGGACGGCGACATCACAGCCGCCAATGCCGCATCCCTTTCCGGGAAGCTGTCGCAGATGGCGAACGGCGCAGTCTACACGGATGCCGGGGAGACGGTCGCCATCCATGAGCGGAAGCTGGACGCACTGGAGGACATCATCGAGGCGGCAAACGGCAAGCCGGTGCTTGTGGCATACTGGTTCCGGCATGACCTGGAACGCATCACGGAACGGCTGTACAAACTGAAAATCCCATGTTCCCGGCTGGATACCGACAGCAGCATCCGGAAATGGAACGCCGGGGAAATCCCGGTGGCGCTGATCCACCCGGCATCCGCCGGACACGGCCTCAACCTCCAAAGCGGTGGGAACACGCTGGTGTGGTTCGGCCTTACCTGGTCACTGGAATTATACCAGCAGACGGTGGCGAGGCTGTGGCGGCAGGGGCAGGCATCCGAGACCGTGGTGGTGCAGCACATCATCACGAAAGGCACCATAGACGAGCGGATCATGAAGGCGCTTTCCGAAAAGGACACCACGCAGGCCGCACTGATCGATGCGGTGAAGGCAGACTTGAGGCTGTAAGTAGAAAAGCCGCCAGTCAAAATTGCAAATCTGAGCCAATCAATGAAAATCAACGACAATCTTTGAAAATCCGGGGGAAGCAAATCTATTTTGATTGGAGGCATGGCTTATGAGCATTATCTGGAAGTATCTTGACAAGCGGTCAGCGGCCGTGGATGCGCTGAAGGATTACAGCAGCATGAAATTCATCATCGAACACACGGATGATGAGATAAAGGCGGCATATGAGAAGATGGGCGGTGTCAGCAGCCCGCAGTCTGACGGGATGCCCCGCACACACAATCCCCATGCTGTGGAGGACAGGATGATAAAGGGCATTGAGGAGATCGATGTGCTGAAGGAGCGTTACCGTCAGGCAGTGGAATATATGGCGTGGTTCCTCCCGGCATGGGAGGAGCTTTCGGAGGATGAGCGGTATGTGCTGGAAGCCTTTTATGGCGACGGCAACGAATATGGCAGCAGCGTCATTTATAAAATCGCAGACCATTTCCACATTGAGCAGAGTTCCGCCTATAACAAAAAGAACCGCGCGCTGCACCACCTCACCATCCTGCTTTTTGGGAAAAGCTGAAATTCATGAAAATAGGAGTGGATATATTTCCCCATTGACGGTAATATGCACCATACCAAAACGAGAGGAGGTGCAGGATGGCAGAAGAGGATGAAGTTTCAAAAATCATGGCGGTGGCGGAGAAATACAGCGATTACTTTAACGAGTGGCATTCGGACATCGCCATTGGCAGGAAAGGTCCGAACTTTTTCTATGTGTACAACGACCAGTACCGTTACTTTGAGGTGTTTGAGGAATTCAGCACGGCGGAGGAACTGGAGAAGCTGATCATCGGGACAATGGCGGAGAACATGGAGACCTTCAATGCCGTGGCGTTGGAGAACACGCAGAAGATGTTTGAAAACCTGGACATCAACGAGAATGTCGGCAGTTACGACCCGGACTTCCACATCTACAAGCTGCTTCGGCAGATGGAGATCATGACGGGGCAGTTGGAACACTGGTCGGAACTTGTGGCAGGCACATACCGGTCATTTGCAAATGTCTGTAAAGACATGAAATTTGGCGGGAAAAAACGGGCGGGGACGCACATGAGTAATTCCGTGTAAAATGTTTGCCATATGGCGTGGTATACTGACATTATCGAAAACTGCATAAAGACAGACGGCCTTCGTGGGAAACTTCTCCTGCGGGGGCTTTCTTTATGCCATGAGGAGGTGAGAGCAATGCCAAGGAAACCGAAGAGGCCGTGTTCCTTCCCCGGCTGTCCCAAGTTGACAGAGGGGCGCTTTTGTGAGGAGCATGGGAAGCAGGAGAACCGCCGCTACGAGAAGTACGACCGTGACCCGGCTGTACGCCGTAGGTATGGGCGGGCATGGAAACGAATCCGTGACCGCTACGCCGCAAAGCACCCGTTCTGTGAGGAGTGCTACAAGAAGGGCGTGCTGCGTCCTGTTGAGGAGGTACACCACAAGCTGCCGCTGGCAGAGGGCGGGACGCATGACGAGGGAAACCTTGTGTCGCTGTGCCAGCCGTGCCATGCGAGGATTCATGCGGAGCGCGGTGACAGGTGGAATAAGCATTAATTTATTTTATGGGAATCAGTGCTGTGTTGATTTATGCTGTGGAGGTTTCTGCTGACCCGGAGGGGCGGTCGGAATCTCTACAGCATATTTTCTGTGGAACGGGCGTGGGGTGTCACGCATAAAAACCGAAAATCAAACGGGGGATTGCCCCGCTCTGATTTTCCATATTTCATGGGCATTTTTAGGTGCTGCGGTGTTTGATTCCGCAGCATTTTTTCAAACGAAATCAAAGAAACGGGGTGAAAACGGTGGCAAAAGACGGCAGCAACCGGGGCGGCGCAAGGCCGGGGGCAGGGCGCAAGCCCAAGGCGCTCACAGAGAAGATCAGCGAGGGGAAGACGGCAGAGGTGCTGATGGAGCCTGCCGAGCTGGAGGGCATGGATGTGCCGCCCGTGAAGGACTTCCTCAAGTCCCCGCAGAAGAGCGGGCGGGAGCTGGTGGCGGAGGAAGTGTACAACGAAACGTATGCATGGCTGAAAGCGAGGGGCTGCGAGAAGCTGGTCACTGTGCAGATGGTGGAGCAGTATGCCATGAGTGTGTCCCGTTGGATTCAGTGCGAGGAGATTGTTTCCTCCACTGGATTTTTAGCGAAACACCCGACCACAGGAGCCGCCATCGCTTCGCCTTATGTTTCCATGAGCCAGTCCTATATGAAACAGACCAATTACTGCTGGATGCAGATTTACCAGATCGTGAAGGAGAACTGTTCGGTAGAGTTCCAGGGCAACACGCCCCAGGATGACGTGATGGAGCGTCTGCTCCGTGCGAGGAAAGGAGTGTAGATAAAAAATGGGAAAGACGACAACCGAGATGCAGCTTGTGCCACTCTCCAAATTAGTGCCGTATGTGAACAATGCGCGGACGCACTCGCCGGAGCAGCTCACGAAGCTCCGCTCATCCCTGCGGGAGTTCGGTTTCATCAACCCGGTCATCATCGACCGGGATTTCAATGTCATCGCGGGGCATGGCAGGATTGCCGCCGCGAAAGAGGAAGGCATGGAGGAAGTGCCGTGTGTGTTTGCAGACTTCTTGACGGAGGCGCAGAAGAAAGCCTATATCCTTGCGGACAACCGCATGGCTCTTGATGCGGGATGGGATGAGGAACTGCTCCGCATCGAGATTGAAAGTTTGCAGGGTGCGGATTTTGATGTATCCCTGACAGGCTTCGGCGAAGATGAGATTGCAGACCTCTTTGCTGGGGATGGGGAAAAAGATGTAAAGGATGATGATTTCGACCTTTCCGCCGCATTGGAAAAAGCGGCGTTCGTGGAGCGGGGCGACATCTGGACGGTGGGCAGGCACAGGCTGATGTGCGGCGATGCCACAAGTGCGGAAGATGTGGCGGCGCTCATGGATGGGAAGAAAGCAAACCTCATCGTGACAGACCCTCCCTATGGAGTTTCTTTCAAGAGTTCCGGCGGGCTGACCATCCAGAACGACAGTATGAAGGGGGATGAATTCTACACATTTCTGTACAATTCGTTCTCATGCATGGTGGAGCATCTGGAAAGTGGCGGCGCGGCTTATGTGTTCCATGCGGACACCGAGGGGCTGAATTTCCGTAAGGCTTTCGTGGACGCAGGGTTCCACCTTGCCGGGGTGTGTATCTGGGTGAAGAATTCCCTCGTGCTTGGACGTTCGGACTACCAGTGGCGGCATGAGCCTGTGCTGTACGGCTTTCTGAAGAACGGCAAGCACCCGTGGTATTCCGACCGGAAGCAGACTACCATCTGGAACTACGACAAGCCGAAGCGGAACAAGAACCATCCGACCTCCAAACCGCTCGACCTGCTCGGATACCCGATCTGCAATTCCTCTCAGGAGAACGCCATCGTTTTGGACACCTTCGGCGGCAGCGGCTCCACGATGATGGCGTGTGAGCAGACGAACCGTATCTGCTGCATGATGGAGCTGGATGAGAAGTATGCATCCGTCATCCTGCGGAGGTATGTGGAGGACACCGGGGATTCGGAAAATGTGTATGTGGTGCGTAGCGGGGAAAAAATCTCGTACTCCGCACTGGTAAAGGAGGTGGAGACGGCATGAATGCGGACGCTATATATATCCATAGTAGGGAGTCCGGCACTGGCGGCGGAGACACACCGAATCCGCAGAGTGCGGATTCACGGCTGACACTCGGAAGCCTTTTTGACGGAAGCGGGGGATTCCCGCTCGGCGGGCTGCTTGCGGGCATCACGCCTTTATGGGCATCAGAAATTGAGCCTTTCCCCATCCGGGTGACCACAAAGCGGCTGCCCTTTGTGAAGCACTTGGGCGACATTTCCACGGTGGACGGTGCAAAGATCGCCCCCGTGGACATCATCACCTTCGGCTCGCCCTGCACCGATATGTCGGTGGCCGGCAAGCGGGCGGGGCTGGACGGGCGGCAGTCGTGCCTGTTCTACCAGGCAGTAAGAATCATAAAGGAAATGAGGTGTGCAACAGATGGAAAATACCCAAGGTTTATCGTATGGGAGAACGTCCCCGGCGCCTTCTCCTCCAACAAAGGGGAGGACTTCAAGGCAGTCCTCGAAGCGGTCTGCTCCGTCAAAGACGAAAGTGTTTCTGTACCTGGAGCTCCAAAGGGGAAATGGGCAAACGCCGGGACTGTCGTGGGGGACGGATTTTCCCTCGCATGGCGGGTGCTTGACGCGCAATTTTGGGGAGTCCCCCAGCGAAGGAAACGCATCTACCTTGTCGCAGATTTTGCAGGCGGGAGTGCCGGAAAGGTATTATTTGAGTCCGAAGGCGTGTCTGGGTATTCTGCGGAGGGCTTCCGTGCGTGGCAAGGAGCTGCCGGAGGTGCTTCGGAAGGCTCTGGAGCGCCAAGCGGCATCTGCCTGAACGACCAGGGCGGGCAGCGGATGGATGTGACGGATGAGGTGACCTGCACTCTGCGAGCAGAGGCGCACCATCCCCCATGTGTGCTGGAATCGGCCGGTTTCTGCACGGAGCATTCTGCAAAGGCACGGGGCATTGGCTATGAAGAGGAAACCTCGCCCACACTCCGTGCCGGAACAGTGCCGGCGGCGGTGGCACTCTATGAGAACCATTCGCAGGATACCAGATACACGGGGCCGCTGGATACCGCACCCACCGTCAATGCCACTTATGGGATGGGCGGAAACAACCAGCCGTTCGTGGTGGAAACGCCCAAGACGCTGAAAATCCGCTCCGGCTGTGAAGGCGGCGGGAAAGGGGCGATCATACAAGATGACAAGTCCGCGACGCTCTCCTGCAACAATGACCAGACGGTGTTCGTGCCGTTCTGCAAGGGATACCGCGCCCACTACAAAGGGGATGCGCCGACCTGGAAGGACGGGAAGGTGGCAAACACCCTGAACACTTTTGATGTGGGGGAAAGCCGCTGCAATGAGCTGGTGGTGCAGGCTTACGGCATCTGCTCCAAGGACAGTAACGCCATGAAGTCTGACAATCCCCACAGCGGATTCTATGAGGCGGAAACCTCCCGGACGCTGGATGGAAACGGCGGGAATCCGTCCTGCAACCAGGGCGGCATTGCCGTGGTGGAGCCGGAGGGAATGTCGGCATTCCATATCAACCAGAGGGATGAAGTCATCGACCTGCAGGGGAAGTCCGGGGCGCTGATGGCTACCCGGAATATGCAGATGCAGACCTTTGTCTTGCAGGGCTCCATGATCGGGCGGGATGACAGGAACGGTCCGCAGGGCAGCGGCATTAATGAGGATGTAGCTTTTTCACTCACGGCAGCCGACCGCCATGCCGTGGCACAGCCGACCTACTGCACGAGCAAGAATTCCCATTTTACGAGAGCAGAGAAGGAGCTGGCGAACACGCTGGTGGCTACGGATTATAAGGACCCTCCCGTCATCAATGATGTGCAGACTGCATCCGGCAAGGAGGTGTTCGGAACACTCTCGGCAAGCATGGGCTCCAAGCAGTGGCTTGGGAACCAGGAGGCGTTCAGCGGGGATTACCATATCGTGGAGCCGGAGTATATCGTCCGCAGGCTGACGCCGACCGAGTGTGCGAGGCTGCAGGGCTTTCCGGACTGGTGGTGCGGCGGGCTTGGGACGGAGAAACCCACGGAGGATGAGCTGTTGTTCTGGCGGGAAGTCTTTGAGACCCACCGGAAGATTGTGGGGACTTCCACAAAGCCAAAGACGGATAAGCAGATCATTAAATGGCTGAAGAATCCGCATTCCGATAGTGCCGAGTATAAAATGTGGGGCAACGGCGTCGCACTGCCGAACGTATATTTCGTGCTTTCGGGGATCGTGTACTATGCACAGTTCCCGGACTTTTTATTGTGACATTTTTTCTCACATAACGCTTGCTATTTCTGCGGTTCAGAGTGATTAATGTAGTACCGAAAAACGAAGGAGGTACAAAAAAATGAGGTTTGAATTCAACAGGACAGGGGCAGAGCGGAAAGCGCTGGTGCAGGCGATGGGAGAGATTTTAGGGGTGAAGCCGAGATACCTTGGGATGCCCACGGCGGCTTATGAGGTGGATTACTTCCACATCGACAAGACTGGTGCGATGGAGTTCGACGACCGGGCGGACAGCAAGGAGATTGAAAACCTGATGGAGCGGCTTGCCGAGAGGGGGATCATTGCAGCCCCGGCGGAAACGGCACAGGAAGGCGGCACGGCGGAAGAAACCGCAGAGCCGGAAAACCATGCGGAGGAGCCGGAAACAGCGCCGCAGGAGGCGAACGTGCGGCTTACGGTGGCAATGCCGAGGGATTCTTTCACGGATGCCGCACTGGATAACCTGCGGAAGCTGGTGGACGCCAAGGGCAGCCTCATCAAAAAGGCACTGGCGGTTGAAAGCCTCCAGATTGAGGCGGACGGGGAGAAGGTTTCTTTCCCCTGGTTTTCCAAAACGGACAGCGAATCGGCAGCGGCCTACACCCACTTCATTGCCGCCCTCTGCGACATGGCGAGGAACCAGAAGCGCATCACGGCGACCGAGAAAAAGGTGGAGAATGAAAAATACGCTTTCCGGTGTTTCCTGCTCCGGCTCGGATTCATCGGGGCGGAATACAAGGGCGAGCGGAAAATCCTGCTGAAGAACCTTTCCGGCAGCTCGGCCTTCAAAAACGGCGAAAGGAAGGAGGCGGGCAGCAATGAAGTTTCCGAGTAGGGAGATTGTGGAGCGTGTCCGCAGGGAGTACCCTGCAGGCACACGGGTGGAGCTTGTGCGGATGGAGGATGTGCAGGCTCCGCCCATCGGAACGAAGGGAACCGTGACGGGCGTGGATGACACGGCGAGCATCATGGTGGCGTGGGACAACGGCAGCCGCCTCCATGTAATTTATGGAGAGGATGAAGTGAGAAAAATCAAGGGGGACGATTAGATGGAACAGGACATTCTGAAACAGATTTATTTTGGGGAGATCGTGCCGTGGGAGAACCGGAACGACAAGACGCCGGAAATGGTGGAGATCGCCGACCGCATTGACGGGGAGATTGAACGCCTGAAAGGGCTGTTGGACAGTGAGGGGAAGGCGCTGCTGGAGAAACTTCTGGACGATGCTTCCGACCTTGAGTGCAAGACCATCTGCGAAGGGTTCAAGGACGGATTCCGGCTCGGCGCACAGATTACGGCGGCATCCCTGGGCAGTGTAAAAAAGCCATAAAATACACAAAAAACAGGGCAGAACATTGTGTAGATTATGCTCCGAATTGACTTGCTATTATCCCCTTTTAGAGCGAATATGTGTACTACCGAAAGGGAAAACACACAACAAAAACGGAGGATTTCAGCATGAACGAAAAATTAGCAAGACAGGTTGAGGAAATGAAAAAGCAGACCATCGGGGTTGAGGTGGAGATGAACAGCATCGCAAGGGACAGGGCGGCGAGGATTGCGGCTAAGTTCTTCGGCACAGGAAGGTACGAAAACACGGCGGCACGGAACGGCTACAGCACTTGGAGCGCATGGGACGCAGACGGCAGGGAGTGGAAATTCCAGAAGGACGTGAGCATCGCGGGGCCGGACAGCGAAAAATGCGAGATGGTGACACCGATCCTTACCTACGCGGACATGGAAACCCTGCAGGAACTCATCCGGCAGCTGCGGCACGCCGGAGCGAAGAGCGACGCGGGAAGGGGCTGCGGGGTACACATCCACATCGGGGCAAAGGGCCACACGCCGCAGACGCTCCGCAACCTTGCCAACATCATGGCAGGCCACGAGAGCCTTATCGCGGATGCCTTAAACCTTGACCGCTGGAGGATGAACCGCTACTGCCGCACGGTTGACCCGCGGTTCTTAGAGGAGGTCAACAGAAAGAAGCCTTCCACGATGGCAGCCCTTGCGGACATCTGGTACACGAGCCACGGCGCAAATTACGGTAGAAGCCAGCACTACAACGACAGCCGCTACCATATGCTCAACTACCACGCGACTTTCACCAAAGGCACGGTCGAGTTCCGCCTCTTTCAGTTCGACGAGCCGGGAGACGGGCGCAGGGGCGGCCTCCATGCAGGGCAGCTAAAAAGCTACATCCAGCTCTGCCTCGCACTGAGCCAGATGGCGAAGGAAGTGAAAACGGCAAGCCCGAAGCCGCAGCAGAATGAAAACCCGAAATACGCCATGAGGACCTGGCTCCTCCGGCTCGGCTTCATCGGGGACGAATTCAAGACCGCAAGGGACATCCTCACAAGGAGGCTTGCAGGGGACGCATCCTTCCGCAACGGAAGGGCTGCTTGAAGGGAACGCGGGAGGTAGCCTCCTGCCACCTTTCCTGCCGCGGAAACGGCAGCGGACCGCTACGGCGGTCTTAAGGTGGTAGAAGGGTGCCCCCTTCGGAAAGGATGGATTTCAAAATGGAAAAGAGATACTACATTGCTTACGGCTCGAACCTGAATGTCGGGCAGATGCGGATGCGCTGCCCTGGGGCGAGGATTATCGGCACTTCGGTGGTGGAAGGCTACCGGCTGCTGTTCAAGGGGAGCAGAACCGGCTCCTACCTCACCATCGAGCCGCAGGAGGGTGCAAGCGTCCCCGTGGCGGCATGGGAGGTAAATGTGGAGAACGAGGCGGCGCTCGACCGCTACGAGGGCTTCCCCCACTTTTACTACAAAAAGGAGATGGAACTGCCCATCAAGGGCATCAGGACCGGCAAGGTCCGCAGGCGGAAGGTTTTCGTCTACATCATGCATGAGGACCGCCCGCTTGGTCTGCCAAGCGCATCCTACATGGCGACCTGCATGGAGGGATACCGGAGGTTCGGATTCGACGAGGCATTTCTGGAACAGGCGTATGCCGACAGCGCGGAGGAATTTCCGGGCGGGTGGAAAACGGGGGATGCCTGCTTCCTGGTGACTAACCGGAAGAACGGCTGCACGGGCAGCTACACCGTGCTGGGATTTGACGGGAGGTATTTCACCCTCCAGAACCGCAGGGGAAGCTGCTGCCGCGCATCCGCAGGACGGATATTCCGCAGCAGGGAGGCGGCGCTCGCCCCTCGGAAGGAAAACACGGAACCAGGAGGAAAACACGATGAAGGAAACAGATAATATTGCGAGGATTTCGGTCTGCCCCAGGTGCGGGCAGACCTACCACGGCAGGCCGGCAGTCTCACGGGCGGACAACAGAACGCAGCTCTGCCCGGACTGCGGCACCAGGGAGGCGCTAGAGAGCATTGGAGTGGACGGGGAGGAGCAGGAACAGATTCTGGAAGCCATCCACAGATGCTACGGAAGGAGGCAGGAGCCGTGAAAGCATATGGGAGGAACCTCCGCTGGATAGAGAACCACCAGTACGGGGATGAGATGCACACGGGGATTCCCCTGACGTCCTCCGGCAAAAAACGGGGACAGCGGCGGAAGCGGTATGAGCGCCCTTTCAAAAAGTCGGAGCGGCAGCATTCCAAAAATGAAATCCGGAAGGAACTGGACGGGGAGTGAGCTGCCATAAACTACACAATTCCCACCGTGGATATTTGTTTAATTTATGCCTGTAATTGACTTGCTATTATCCCCTTTTAGAGCGAATATGTGTACTACCGAAAGGGAAAATACAAAGAAAGCGGAGGTACACACCATGAAAAAAATTGAACTTTTTGAAAGAGCTATTGCGGAGCAGGCAGCAAGCCTTAAGGATTGGGACATCAACCTGACACTGTTCTGGGCGTACCGCAACAGTATCACGGCGGGCAACAGTCAGATTGATTTCAGCGAGACCATATGGGACAGCGACATTGAGGAGATTACAAAGACGCTGAAGGAGAACGGCATCAGTGAGTTTACCATCAGCAGCACCTTTTCAAGCCTGATTCCGACCCTTGCGGAATTTGCAAAGCACGGCTTCCAGATGGCGGGGCTGACCGAGGTAAAGGCAAACTATACGGACTTTCAGACACAGGAGCGGGCAGTCATTCCGGCAATCCGGATAGAACTAAAGGAGGCGTAAGGCCATGAAAGCATATGGTGAACGGGAACATCAGGGAAAATACATCCTTGAGGACTACACATGGTCGAGGAACCACCACCGGGCGGAGACCATCCGCCGGTGGAAACGAAACCTTAAGCGGAAAGCGAGGAAGCACAATAAAATACGCCCGCAGGATTATGCGGAAACCAACGAATAGGAGGAAAATTTTATGGATGCAAAAAAGATAAATCAGGAAGAAGAGCTGGAGCTGAACGATGAGCAGGCGGCGAGGAACGATGAGGTTTACAGCGGGGTATTTGACCTCTGCAGGATGCTGTCGGAGAACCCGGAACTGGAATGGGACATGAGTTTTATCGGGGAGATTGCGGACTGTGCCGCATCCATCCTTGGGCGGCACGGCATCAGGGTGCGTTTCCCCGCAGTAGTGACCAATGAGGACGGCTCGCAGTACATTGAAGAATATTACGGCGGGGATGAATCCGGGGAGTAAACTACACAAATTTTCCTACAGATATTTGTGCAGGATATGTTCTGAATCCGCTTGCTATTACCGGCAGAAAGAGCGAATATGTGTACTACCGAAAGGGAAAACACAGAAAACGGAGGGCATGGACATGACAAGATTTGAACGGGATTTGAAAGCTGCAAAGGAAGGAAACGGGATTGAGATTCTGGCAGGAAGGAAAGCAGAACTTGACCGTCTTTGGAAAGAGGGGAAAGCCTGCAAAAACGGATTTAGAAGGCAGTGCATAGCACAGGAATACACAAGGCTGAAAGCTGAGTATGATAAAATTGACGCACTTTTCTAAAATGTGAATCTGAAAATCCAAGAACGGAGCCGGAAGGCTCTGTATCTTGTACCGATAGATTACGGCTTGCCACTGGCAGGCTATTTTTCATGCCATCTTCTGGAGGTGATGCCTATGGCAATGCGGAAACTGAAAAAGTATAAGCCGACAAAGTTCAAGGCAAAGGACAGCCGCTATGATAAGGATGCCGCCGATTTTGCCGTGATGTTCATAGAAAGCCTGTGCCACACCAAAGGGACATGGGCGGGGAAGCCTTTTGAACTGATCGACTGGCAGGAGCAGATCATCCGTGATATTTTCGGCACGTTAAAGCCGAACGGATACCGCCAGTTCAACACAGCATACGTTGAGATTCCGAAGAAGCAGGGCAAGTCAGAGCTGGCGGCGGCCGTGGCGCTGCTTTTGACCTGCGGGGACGGGGAGGAACGCGCCGAGGTGTACGGCTGTGCCGCTGACCGTCAGCAGGCCACTATCGTCTTTGACGTGGCGGCGGACATGGTGCGGATGTGTCCGGCGCTTTCCAAGAGGGTGAAGATACTCGCCTCGCAGAAGCGGATCATATACACGCCGACCAATTCCTTCTACCAGGTGCTTTCGGCGGAGGCGTATTCCAAGCACGGCTTCAACATCCACGACGTGGTGTTTGACGAGCTGCACACGCAGCCGAACCGGAAATTGTTTGATGTCATGACCAAGGGTTCCGGGGACGCCAGGATGCAGCCGCTGTATTTCCTCATCACCACGGCGGGGACGGACACCCATTCCATCTGCTATGAGACGCACCAGAAGGCGACGGATATTTTAGAGGGCAGGAAGATTGACCCTACATTTTACCCGGTGATTTATGGTGCGGATGAAGCGGATGACTGGACGGACCCGAAGGTGTGGAAAAAGGCGAACCCCTCACTGAACATCACGGTGGACATTGATAAGGTGGAGGCTGCCTGCGAGTCGGCAAAGCAGAATCCGGGGGAAGAGAACAGTTTCCGGCAGCTCCGCCTGAACCAGTGGGTGAAACAGGCGGTGCGGTGGATGCCCATGGACAAATGGGATGCCTGTGCCTTCACGGTTTCGGAGGATGGGCTGGAGGGGCGTGTCTGCTACGGCGGGCTGGACTTATCCTCCACCACGGATATCACGGCATTCGTGCTGGTGTTCCCGCCGCTGGATGAGGAGGACAAATACTGCATCCTGCCGTACTTCTGGGTGCCGGAGGAGACGCTGGAGCTGCGGGTGCGGCGCGACCATGTCCCCTATGATGTGTGGGAGCGGCAGGGGAAGCTGATGACCACGGAGGGGAACGTGGTGCATTACGGCTTTATTGAGAAATACATTGAGAGGCTCGGTGAGCGGTTCAACATCCGGGAGATCGCCTTTGACCGGTGGGGCGCTGTGCAGATGGTGCAGAACCTTGAGGGGATGGGATTCACGGTGGTCCCGTTCGGGCAGGGCTTCAAGGATATGTCCCCGCCCACCAAGGAGCTGATGAAGCTGGTGCTGGAGCAGATGATTGCCCACGGCGGGCATCCGGTCCTGCGGTGGATGATGGATAACATCTTCATCCGCACCGACCCTGCAGGAAATATAAAGGCAGATAAGGAGAAGTCCACGGAGAAGATTGACGGGGCAGTGGCCGCCATCATGGGGCTTGACCGTGCCATCCGCTGCGGGAATGAAACTTCGGAGAGCGTCTATGATTCCCGCGGCTTGTTGGTATTTTAACATTTTACAGGGTTGTGTGCGGAATCTTTGGTGGTTCCTTGTATGGCTATTTTTCCCGCATTCCTTTATGCTGTCTGGCGAAGGAGGTGGAAGGATGGACGATAAGGATTTCCTTGAGCTTATCATTTCGGAACGGATGGGGATGCACCATGATAACTTTAAGAAAGAGCATCCCCCTACGGAGGAGCAGGCCGCGGAAGCAGAAAAGGCAGGCCGGGCACACGAGCTGCTGTTCCAGCAGTTAAGTGCGGAGCAGCGGGAAATGATGGAGCTGTGCGAGGATGTAACAAATTCGGAAGCCACACGGGAAACCGAATATTACTACCGTGCAGGGTTCCGGGACGGGGTGAGCCTTGACAGGCTGATAAAGCAGATCAGGGAAAATAATAAATAAAAACATAAGACAGGGATTAAGACGGGCATCGCTTTTGCGGTGCCTTTCTGCTGTCCGTTTTCAGAAAGGAGAGTGGTTCCTATGGGATTATTCAGCGGATTGTTCAGGGCGAGGGATGCCCCTCAGAACAGGACTTCCGGCAGCGCCTACAGTTTTTTCATGGGCGGCAGCACGAGCGGGAAAAGGGTAAATGAGCGTTCCTCCATGCAGATGACGGCGGTGTACTCCTGCGTCCGGATTCTTTCCGAGGCGGTGGCGGGGCTTCCGCTGCATTTCTACAGATATACGGATAACGGCGGGAAGGAAAAGGCGGCAGACCACCCGCTGTATTTTTTACTCCATGACGAGCCGAACCCGGAGATGACTTCCTTTGTGTTCCGGGAAACGCTGATGACGCACCTGCTCCTCTGGGGCAACGCCTACGCACAGATCATCCGCAACGGCAAGGGGGAAGTTATCGCGCTGTACCCATTGATGCCAGACAGGATGAATGTGGAGCGGAATTCCAAGGGGCAGCTTTATTACGAATACACGGTGAGCATGGATGACGCACCCACGGTGAAGGGCAGCACGGTCATCCTGCCGCCCACGGAGGTGCTGCACATCCCCGGACTCGGCTTTGACGGGCTGGTGGGCTATTCCCCCATTGCCATGGCAAAGAACGCCATCGGCATGGCGATAGCCTGCGAGGAATACGGGGCGAAGTTCTTCGCCAACGGCGCGCAGCCGAGCGGCGTGCTGGAGCATCCGGGGACGCTGAAAGACCCTTCAAGGGTAAGGGAGAGCTGGCAGTCCACCTTCGGCGGCAGCCACAATGCCAACAAGGTGGCTGTTTTGGAGGAGGGGATGAAATATACACCGATTTCCATTTCCCCGGAACAGGCGCAGTTCCTTGAGACGCGGAAGTTCCAGATCAATGAGATAGCAAGGATTTTCCGTGTGCCTCCCCACATGGTGGGCGACCTGGAAAAGAGCAGCTTCTCCAACATCGAGCAGCAGTCTTTGGAATTTGTAAAATACACTCTCGACCCGTGGGTGTCGAGGTGGGAGCAGTCCATGGCGAGGTCCCTGCTGACACCGGAGGAAAAGAAGCAGTATTTTGTGAAGTTCAACGTGGACGGCCTGCTCCGGGGCGACTACCAGAGCCGCATGAACGGGTACGCCGTGGGGCGGCAGAACGGGTGGATGTCCGCAAACGACATCCGGGAGTTGGAGAACCTTGACCGCATCCCGGAGGAACTGGGCGGCGACTTATACCTTATCAATGGGAACATGATGCCGCTTTCAATGTCAGGGGCGGCATACCAGAAAGGGAAGGAGGAATCCAATGAAAACGAAGAAGTTCTGGAAGTGGAGGAACCAGGCGGAGGCGGGGACGGCTCCGGAGGAGAGGACTCTGTTTCTGAACGGCACCATCGCAGAGGAAAGCTGGTTTGACGATGATGTCACGCCGCAGCTTTTCAAAGATGAACTGAACAGCGGCACGGGTGACATTACCGTGTGGATCAACTCGCCGGGCGGCGACTGCGTGGCGGCGGCACAGATTTACAATATGCTCACCAATTACAAGGGCAAAGTGACTGTAAAAATAGACGGCATCGCCGCAAGCGCCGCCAGTGTGATTGCCATGGCGGGCGACACGGTCCTGGTATCCCCGGTCTCCATGCTGATGATCCACAATCCCGCCACCATCGCCTGGGGCGACCATGCGGAGATGCAGAAGGCCATCGATATGCTTTCCGAAGTGAAGGAATCCATCATCAATGCCTATGTGCTAAAGACGGGGCTGTCCCGGCCGAAGCTGTCGCACCTGATGGATGCGGAAACATGGATGGATGCAAACAAGGCGGTGGAGCTTGGCTTTGCGGATGAGATCATGACGCGGGCAAAGGCAGAGCCGGAAAAGGAGCAGGAGGAAGGCGAGGGGGATACGGACGGGGAGGAAGAAGAAAAGAAATTCCCTCCCGCTCCAAGCTCCATGCTGTTCTCCCGCAGGGCGGCAAACAACGCCCTTTTAAATAAACTGGCCGCCAAATATGGCGGGGAAAAACCGAAGGCGGATATCCAGGCGCAGGCAAAAATCCCTGCTGCGGATACAGAAACCGGCCGTTCCGTGGACGCACTCATGGAGCGGCTTAATTTATTAAAGCGATAAGAAGGAGGATTTCATTATGACGATTCTGGAACTGCGCGAGAAACGCGCAAAGGCATGGGAGGCGGCAAAGGCATTTCTGGATTCCCACAGGAAGGAGAACGGAGTCCTTTCCGCAGAGGATGACGCCGCATACACGAAGATGGAGCAGGAGATCACCGACCTTGGGAAAGAGATCGCAAGGCTGGAGCGGCAGGAGGCATTGGACGCAGAGCTGAACCGCCCGGTAAACAAGCCCCTCACGGGGAAGCCGGGCGGCAGGGCGGACGCGGACGATGGGGAGGATAAGACGGGGCGCGCCTCCGATGATTACCGGAAGAACTTCTGGAACGCCATGCGCTCCAAGGTTCCGATGCCCGCGGTCACCAATGCCCTGCAGATTGGCACGGACTCCGAGGGCGGCTACCTGGTGCCGGATGAATACGAGAGGACGCTGGTGGAGGCTCTGGAGGAGGAGAACATCTTCCGGCAGATGGCGAAGGTGATAAAGACCTCCAGCGGCGACCGCAAGATTCCCGTTGTTGCGTCCAAGGGTACGGCATCCTGGATTGACGAGGAGGGCGCATACCCGGAGAGTGACGACTCCTTCGGGCAGGTTTCCATCGGGGCGTATAAGCTGGGCACCATGATCAAGGTTTCCGAAGAGCTGTTAAACGACAGCGTCTTTGACCTACAGTCCTATATCTCCCGCGAGTTTGCCCGCCGCATCGGGGCGAAGGAAGAGGAGGCGTTCTTCACGGGGGACGGCAAGGGCAAGCCGTTAGGTGTATTGGCGGCAACCGGCGGTGCAGAAACGGGCGTGACCGCAGCGTCCGCCACGGCAGTGACGGCGGATGAGCTGATGGATTTATATTACTCGCTGAAATCCCCGTACCGCAAGAAATCCGTGTGGGTGCTGAATGATTCCACCATCAAGGCCATCCGCAAGCTGAAGGACAATAACGGGCAGTATTTATGGCAGCCTTCCCTGACGGCAGGGGCGCCGGACATGATCCTGGGCCGTCCCATCAAGACTTCTGCCTATATGCCGGCCATTGCCGCGGGTGCAAAGACCATCGCCTTCGGTGATTTCAGCTACTATTGGATTGCCGACCGGCAGGGGCGCAGCTTCAAGCGCCTGAACGAGCTGTTCGCGGCCACCGGGCAGGTGGGATTCCTCGCTTCGCAGCGTGTGGACGGGAAGATGATCCTTGCGGAAGCGGTGAAGGTGCTGGTGCAGAAAGCGGCATCCGCAGGCTAATGGAAGGGGGCGGCGGGCATGGTGGTGACGCTGGAAGAAATGAAAAATTATCTCCGTGTGGATTACGATGACGATGATACCCTGATTGAAAGCATTATCCGGGCATCGGAAAAAATCTGCATGGATGTGGCGAGGATGGATGACACGCAGGAATTTTACGCAGTGGAAAATGCAGAAATAGCAGTACAGTATACGGCCGCCTATCTGTATGAACACCGGGAGGATGCCGACCACCATGCCATGATGCTGACGCTCCGTGCGCTTCTTTCCGGCAGCCGGAAGGAGGCGTTCTGATGGAGGTTTCCCTTTTGAATGTCCACATCACCTTTCAGAAGAATGCCGTGGAGGTGGACGGCATCGGCAACCACACAAACACATGGGCAGATTATTATTCCTGCCATGCTACAGTAAGCGGTGAGGCCGGGAATCAGACCAGTGAGACAGATGTGGCCGGGACTGTGGCGGATGAATCGGATGTTTCGTTTACTGTCCGCTGGTGCAGGAAGGCGTCCGTGATTGATTCCACAGGATACCGGGTGGTTTTTGGCGGGGAACTATACGACATCCTCGCCATCGACCACATGAACTATAAAAAGAAATGCCTGAAATTCAAGTGCAGGAAAGCGAGGCGGTGATAATGGCAAACGGCGTATCAATTGACCAGATGGCAGAGGAGATCATGAAGGGGCTAACCGAATATGCGGACCTTGCCACGGAGGATGTGAAAAAGGCGGTGAAGAAAGCCGGGACTGCGGTGCGGAAGGACATTGAAGCCAACGCGCCGAAAGACACCGGGAAGTATGCAAAGTCATGGGCGGTGAAGGCCACAAAGGAAACGTCCAATTCACTGGAAGTGACGGTGCATTCCAGGAACCGCTACCAACTGACGCACCTTCTGGAACACGGCCACGCCAAGCGGGGCGGCGGGCGCGTCCCGGCAAAGCCGCATATCGCGGCGGCGGAAGAGGCCGGCATAGAGCAGCTTGAAAAAGAGATACAGAAAGCATTGGAGGGATAAATTGTGAAAACATTACTGGCGCTTTTGAAGGAAACCGGCATCCCCTTCGCCTATGACCATTTTGCGGAGGGCGAGTCGCCGGAACCGCCGTTTGTCTGCTACCTCCTGCCGCAGAGCGACAATTTCGCCGCTGACGGCATGGTGTACTTCAAGGCGAGCGGCGTGAAGATAGAGCTGTACACCGACACCAAGGACCCGTCGGTGGAGAAGAAACTGGAGGACGCGTTGGATAAGCGGCGCATCTTCTACAACAAGTCGGAGGTCTGGATTGACAGCGAGAAGCTGTACGAGGTCCTCTACCAGTTTGACATGGAGGTGGTTTACGATGCCGAAGAAGAATAAAGTGAAATTCAATATCTGCAACGTGCATTACGCGCTGCTGACGCTGGGGACGGACGGGGCGGTGTCCTTTGGCACGCCCGTTGCGATGCCCGGCGCCGTCTCCCTTTCCCTCGACCCCAACGGCGAGCCGAGCAACTTTTACGCTGACGGGTACGCCTATTACACGGTCAGCAACAACATGGGCTACGAGGGCGACCTGGAGCTTGCCATGGTGCCGGAGAGCTTCCGCACCGACGTGCTGAAGGAGTCGCTGGATGAGAATAAAGTGCTTTTAGAGAACGCCAACGCGGAGACGGAGAACTTCGCCCTGCTGTTCGAGTTTGACGGCGATGTGCGGAAAATCCGCCATGTGCTGTACAACTGCTCGGCAGCGCGCCCGACCATTGAGTCCCAGACCAACGAGGAGGAGATCGAGGTGCAGACCGAGACGCTGTCCATCACGGCTGCGCCCCTGGCGAGCGGCTATGTGAAGGCGAAGACCGGGGACGCCACCACGGATGAAGTTTACCAGAACTGGTACAAGAGCGTGTACCTGCCGGATGCGGCAGCGGGCGGGAATACAGATACAGATACCGGCGGCACTGTTGATACGGAAGGGGAGGGATAACCTATGAGCATGAAGCAGAATATCGAGATTGACGGGAAGCAGGTGCCTTTCAGGGCATCCGCAGCCATACCGCGCATTTACCGGATGAAATTCCACCGGGACATCTATAAGGATTTAAGGAGCCTTGAGAAATCCATCGGTGACGGGGACGAGGAGAGTTCCAATCTGGATTTATTCTCTTTGGAGATGTTTGAGAATATCGCCTATGTAATGGCGAAACACGCAGACCCGGATATCCCGGACAGCCCGGAGGAGTGGCTGGATGAATTCAACACCTTCTCCATCTATCAGGTGCTGCCCAAGCTGATACAGCTTTGGGGGCTGAACGTGCAGACGGATGTCCAGTCTAAAAAAAACTTCGCCCGACTGACCGGGAAATGACAACGCCGCTGTTCCTGCTCCGGTGCGTACAGCTTGGGCTCTCCATCCGTGACCTTGACCTTCTCACCATCGGGATGGTCAACGATATGTTCGCGGAGAGCAGGAATGACGAATACAAGGGCTATAAGGAAATCGCTACCCAGGAGGATTTCGACCGCTTTTAGGCGGCGTCCCCCTGGGCATATTTTTGCATTTTAACAGGAAGGGGTGTCCGCCGTGGCGAACAGAATCAAGGGTATCACTGTTGAGATCGGCGGGGATACCACCAAGTTACAGACCGCATTAAAGGGAGTCAATTCCTCCATCCGGGATACGCAGTCGCAGCTACGGGATGTGGAGAAGCTCTTAAAATTAGATCCCGGCAACACGGAGCTGCTGGCACAGAAGCACAGGCTTTTGGGCGAGGCGGTGGCGGGGACGAAGGAAAAGCTGGAGACCCTAAAGACCGCCGCAGAGCAGGCAAACACGGCCCTTGCCAATGGGGAAATCTCACAGGACCAGTACGATGCCCTCCAGAGGGAGATCATCGAAACGGAAAACAATCTGCGTGACCTGGAGCGGCAGGCAGGGCAGTCCGCTGTGGCATTACAGAAAATCGCCGCCACGGGTGAAAAGCTGAAGACTGTCGGGGATAACATTTCCTCCGCCGGGCAGAAGCTGCTCCCCGTCACGGCAGGCGTGACTGCCCTCGGCACGGCGGCGGTCAGCACGGCGGCAAACTTTGAAAGCTCCATGTCGCAGGTGCAGGCAACGATGGGAATCACGAAGGATGCCATGTCCACGGTCAACGGCGAGAGCGTCAACACGATGGATACGCTTTCCGCACTGGCAAAGAAGATGGGCAGCGAGACAGCATTCTCCGCAAGCGAGTGTGCGGAGGCTTTGAACTACCTCGCCCTTGCCGGTTATGACACACAGCAGATGTGCGACACGCTCCCCACCGTCCTAAATCTTGCGGCGGCGGGAGGCATCGACCTTGCGGCGGCATCGGACATGGTGACGGACGCCATGTCCGCCCTGGGCATGGGCGTGGATGAGGCGGGGACGATGGTTGACCAGATGGCGAAGACCGCCTCCACCACCAACACATCTGTGGCGCAGCTTGGCGAGGGCATCCTCACCATCGGTGCGACTGCCAAGACCGTGAAAGGCGGCACGGCGGAGCTGAACACGGCCCTCGGCATCCTCGCCAACAACGGCATCAAGGGCGCGGAGGGCGGCACACACCTCCGAAATGTCATCCTGTCATTACAGAACCCGACCGACAAGGCGGCTGCCTGTATGGAGCAGCTTGGCCTGGATGTTTACGATTCCGAGGGGAATATGCGCTCCTTAAACGACATCCTGGGTGACCTGAACATGAGCATGGACGGCATGACGGCGGCGGAGAAGTCCAATATCATCGGGCAGATTTTCAACAAGACCGACCTGTCTTCCGTGAACGCCCTGCTTGCCAATACAGGGACTACCTGGGATGACCTGCAGCAGTCCATCATCGACAGCGGCGGTGCGGCGCAGCAGATGGCGGACACACAGCTTGACAACCTGCAGGGGCAGATCACTATTTTAAAGTCAGCCTTAGAGGGGCTGGCTATTTCTTTTGGGGAGCTTTTGATGCCCGCCATCAAAATGATTGTGGGGTGGGTGCAGCAGTTCGTAGACTGGCTGAACGGCATGGACGAGGGGACGAAGAAAGTCATAACCACGGTCGCACTATTGGCGGCGGCTTTGAGGCCGGTGCTGATTGTCGTTGGGAAAGTGGTGTCTGCGGTCGGCACAATCATGACGATTGTCCCGAAAGTGGCAGGCGTCATCAATACCGTAAAGACTGCCTTTGCTGCCTTAAACACCACCATGCTGGCGAACCCCATCTTCTTAATCATAGCGGCAATCACGGCACTGGTGGCGGCCTTTATTTATCTGTGGAACACGAATGAGGATTTCCGGCAGTTCTGGATTAACCTTTGGGAGAATGTGAAAGAAGTCGCCATTGCCGTATGGGAGGCAATCAAAAACTTCTTTGCGGCGGCATGGGAGGCCATCTCGTCCACAGCGCAGGCTGTTTGGAACGGGATAAAGGATTTTTTTTCCGGGCTGTGGGAAGGGATAAAAACGATATTCAGCACAGTGGTGGAAGTGATTAAAACCATCATCACCACTTATTTCAATATTTACAAGACCATTATCACTACGGTCTTAAATGCGATAAAGACGGTATTCACAACCATTTGGAATGGGATAAAAACCGTGGTTACCACGGTAGTGACGGCAATCCAGACCTTTATCACCACGGCATGGAACGCCACCAAAAATACAGTCACTACAGTCCTGAATGCGATAAAGACGGTCATCACCACGGTTTGGAATGGAATAAAAACTGCTGTCACGACTGTGGTAAATGCCATAAAGACTGTAATTTCTACCGTTTGGAATGGGATAAAAAGCACGGTCAGCACCGTGGTAAACGGGATAAAAAATACAGTTTCAACAGTGTTCAATAACATCAAGTCCTCCATCAGCGGCACGATGGGCAATATCGTATCTGTGATAAAGAGCGGCTTTAACAACGCCATCAGCTTCATCACGAGCCTACCGTCCAAAGCCCTGCAGTGGGGCAAGGACATGATCATGGGTATCGTGAACGGCATTAAGAGCTGTATCGGGGCTGTGGGAGATGCTGTGAGCAGCGTGGCAAACAAGATCAAGTCCTTCCTGCACTTCTCCGTGCCGGACGAAGGGCCGCTGACCGATTACGAGAGCTGGATGCCGGACTTCATGAAGGGGCTGGCAAAGGGCATCGAGGACAGCAAGAGCATGGTGGCAAAGGCAGTGGACGGCGTGGCGGCGGATATGGTGCTGAACCCTTCCGCAGCCGTGCAGGAGATTTCTGTATCTGGAAATGGCGGGGACGGACCGTCACAGGGCGGCTCCATAAACGGGCCGCTGATCGAGGTGAAGGAAATGAACGTGAGGAGCGAGGAGGACATCCGCAAAATCTCACAGCAGCTTTACCGGCAGCTCCAGCAGGGACGGCGGGCAAACGGATATTCGTAGGAAAGGAGGCAGGCAGATGGGTTTTTCTTTTGACGGCGTCACATCAAAAAGCATGGGGATTGCAAGCCGCATGGCCACGGAGAACCGGGTGCCGGAACTGAAAAACCGCACCATTTCCATGGCGGGCAGGGACGGCCTTGTTGACCTGGGTGCGTCCCTTTCCGAACGGGTGATAGAGATATCCTGCTTCATCCCTCCAAAGCGGACGGCGGCGGAGCTGCTTGAGTGCAAGGATGAAATCGTAAGCTGGCTGAGCCCGGACAAAGGCGTGTGCGGACTGAAACTGGATACGGAGCCGGGGCGGGTGTATTACGCAAGGCTCCAGGAGGGTGTGACTTTTGAGCGGGTGGTGAGGCTGGCGGCGACATTTGACCTCACTTTTTTCTGCCCTGACCCATTCGGCTATGCTGCGGAGGATGAGGTTTTTACCGTCACGGCAGTGGGGAGCCACACGGTGAGGCGGAGGCTTGGGAATCTGTACTCCAATCCCGTCTATCGGCTGAAAGGCATCCTGGCTTCCGGGGCAGGCAGGTATATCAGCATCACCACAAATGGCATGGAACTGAAAATATCAAATGCGGTTTTATCCGCATCGGAAACACTGGTAATCGATACAGCGAAAATGACGGCATGGGTGGAGGACGTGGAGGGGAACACGCTCCGCAACGCCCTGCCGTATATCAGCGAACTGAACTTCCCCACGCTTGACGCGGGGTTGAACACGGTGGAGGTGGCAGTATCGAACGCCACCTTTACGGAACTTGAAATACAGGCAAAGAGCCGCTGGAGGTGATGTTTTATGGGCTTGCAGGTAATTTTGAATACACAGACGGATTTCACGGGGGAATTCCCTGCGGAGTATGCAAAGGACGGATTGTGGCGTTTCAATGATTCCGCCCCGGATGCGGACACCATGCTAATCGATTCGTCCGGCAAAGGCAGGAAGATGTTTATTTCTGGCTGGTCGGGTACGAGCGCCGGTTTCCGCAACGGGCAGAAAGGGCGGCATTTCCGCATGAACATCACGAATCCCGCTTCGGAGAAAACCTATCTGAAGGTAACGAATGACGGCTCCATTTTCCAGAGCCTTGGGGAGCGGATTGTTGTGGGCGGCTGGATGAACCCCACCACCTATTCCGTGGGCAACACCTACACGCCGATTTTCAATACCAGGCAGGGGCCGGGGCAACCGATTTTTTATCTTTCCCTTATCCGGGGGAAACCGAGGATCATGCTCTATAATTCCTCCGGTACCCTGATACTGGATGAGTCGGTGACGCCGCCTTTTGCTTTTGCGAATAACAGGTGGTACTTCATTGCCTGCGTGATAGAGCCTGATAATAAAAAGGTACAGTATGTCATAGGCGACCAAGAAAGCGGGGCGGTGTGGGTTTCGGCGGCGCTCTCCTTTACGGGGGAGCTGAACCGCTCCTGCACGGCAGACCTCATCATGGGGATGCACGCCGGTTCCTACTGGTTTGCGGGAGGTTTTGATGACTGGTTTCTGGACTGCGATTCAGAACTGACCGCAGATGACCTTGCAGACTATTTCCGCGCCACGGCCTTTGCCAACGGCGGCGATACTGTAGGGGATGTGGATGCCCTCTCTGTCACAGATGGCGTGACGCTGCGGAAGGGAAGTAACGGTGCGTACCCGGAAAGCGGTGTGCTGTATACCCGTGCCGTGGAATACGGGCTGTCCAGCGCAGGAAAAATATCTGTCTCAAGCGAGTGCGTACCCGGCGTGACGGACATTTCCCTTGTGGAAACCTCCACAAGCAATGACCTCATTAGCTGGAGCGATTGGGTGGCGGTGGGCGCGGATGGAAAAATGCCGTCCCCTGCCCGCACATACATCCGTTTCCGGGTAACGCTCACGACAGCGGACACGGCAAGGACACCGAAGCTGACGGACATCCGGATTTATGACGTACCGAAATCCCCCTACGAGAAAATCGGCTATGCCCGCCCCGTGGTTTTGGATTCTAATGGCACATGGGAGGCGGTGCTGGAAAACGCCTATGATATCATTGTGACGGGGGAGATCAATGGCGAGGATACGCTTAATTTCAAAATTCCCTTTGCCGATGCCAAGCGGGGATATATCGACAACGAGAAGAAAATCCAGATCGTGGATGACGTGTACATCATCCGAACGGTCACGGACAGCAAGGACGCCTCCGGCAACGCCGTGACAGAGGTGTATGCCGAGGCGGAGTTTTACAACCTTGCCTATTCCGTCCGGAAGGAGGAGAAAGCCTTTGACGCGGAGACGGCGGATGCGGCCATGGCTTATGCCCTTTCCGGCACGGAATGGAAAGTCGGCACGGTCACGGTCACCACGAAACGCACATGGACCTCCACGGAGAAGAATGCGCTTTCCATCCTCCGCAATGTTGCGGATTTACACGGCGGCGACCTGGTGTTTGACTGCCCGAACCGGCTGGTGCATCTGCTCATCTTAAACGGAAAGGACAGCGGCGCGCTGTTCATGTACGGGAAGAACATGAAGGACATCGAGCGGACGGTGGACACCACGGGACTTGTCACGAGACTTTATGCGGTCGGTGCGGACGGCATGACCTTTGCCAGCATCAACGGCGGGAAGCCTTATGTGGAGGATTTTACTTATTCCAAAGAAATCCGTGTTTCCTCCCTGGACTGCTCCGCATTCACCAATCCTTACCAGATGCTTGAATTTACCCGCATGAGGCTTGCGGATTACTGTAAAGCGACCGTGTCCTATGTGCTGAACGCCATGGATTTATCTGTGCTGACGGGATATGAGCATGAGGCGTGGGAGCTTGGGGATTATGTGCGGGTGGAGGATAAGGATCTGGGGCTTTCGGTCACCACGAGGATTGTAAGAAGGGAATACAACCTGCAGGAACCGTGGAACACGGTGCTGGAGCTTTCCACGGTGCTTAAGAACTTGGGCAGCTCCACGAGCAAGTGGGACAATGCCGCCGATTCCTTAGAGGGCGTCAGCGTGGTGTCCAGCGAGGACATCGCAGAGCTGGTGCCGTTCAACCTCCTTAGAAATTCCCGTGCCGATGACGGGCTTGCGTATTGGGTGTCCTCCGGATTCGAAGCAGACGGGGAAAACGGGGCGAGCGGCACAGCCTCTTTTAAGGCGGAAGGAGTAGCAGGCATGACCAAGAGCCTGTCGCAGACGGTATATCCCGCCAACCGTGACAGCTACACCATCTCGGCGCAGATCGCGTCCGAGAACCTTAAGAAACTGAGCGGGAATTCGCAGGTCGGCATTGAGATTGTGCTGGAATATGAGGACGGCAGCACGGAGTCAAGGTTTATCGACCTGTATTGATGGGAGGTCAGCATGGCATATTTTTCAAGGACAATAGCAAAAATCACTCCGGAAAACTTCTCATCCGAAAGACTGAAATCCGTCACCGTCCGCGTCTGTATCACAGACTGCACGGGTGATTTCTATATCACGGATATCCTCCTGCAGGGAGGGCCGGTGGCAATGGGATGGGTGGGGCATCCCTCGGAACTGAGGTGGACGCTGGATGGCTGAGTTTGTTAGGCTTGCGGAAGTGGTCAATAAGAAAAAGGATATGCGCGTCGTGAGCGTGACGGTGGTCCCCACCATTGCCGACTGCTCCGGGCGCATCTGGTTTACCGACCTCCAACTGCAGGAAGGGCCGGGTCTTACGGGATATGCCCCGCACACGGAAACCTGCCTGCAGAAGTTCCGGGAGGATGGCGGGATAAAGGCTCCCGTGTGGTTCAACGGCGTGGTGCGCTCGGAGGAGACGGTCATCCTCTTCAACCTGGGAAAGACCTCCGCGCCGTTAGATATCCACATCTACCCGAAATCCGATATGGCGGCGGGGACGGTGCGGCTCGCCCAGGGCGTGGGCGGCCAGAGGATGGTGTTCCCAAATTCCGTGAATGCGGAGGATGATATCGCGCTGCTTGCCAGTACGAGGGAATGCACGAAGAACGGGGTTCCGGAGAAAAAGGAAGGGTTCTACCAGTACAGCGCCGCATGGGATTCCAAGCATAAGGTGATGCTGGAGGGCGGGAAAACGGCGAGGCTGTTATTTACGATGCAGGAGATGCAGGAAGGGGGCGGGACATTCTGATGGACGCACTCAAAGGAAAGCAGATCATGGTATGGACATTCATGGGCAATACGAGGATGTACCAGGCGCTCCGGGACTACGGCGACCGCATCAGCCAGATCGGGCTTTTTTCCTTCAAGGTCAGGGCGACCGGGGAAATTTATGAGAGCGGCGTTTCCATTGCGGCAGGCTCCACCATGCGGACGTATATCAGCAAATGGCCGCACATCAAGTGGCTGCTGACCGTGGCGAATGACGGCACGAACAGCATCTTCAAGGCACTGCGGGAGAACACGGACGGGGCGCAGGATAAGTTCCTCTCGGAGCTTGTGCGGATCATGGAAAAGTACCCGTGGTGTGACGGCGTGGACATCGACCTGGAGAAAGGGGACGATTATTCCACGGCGGCAAAATCAACCGCCATGTTCCGCAATATTTACAACACTGTGAAGTCCTACAACCCCGCAAAGCTGATGAACATCTGCCTGCCGGGGATGGACAGCATCAACGGATCTGTTGGAGGAGAGAACTGGTGCGTCTACGGCGACCTTAATCAATACTGCGATACGGCCTCCATCATGAGCTACGGCATGGCATGGGCGGGCAGCGCGCCGGGGCCGGTATCTCCCCGCTCATGGCTGGAGGGCATCTATGATTACGCCGTAAAAGTGATGAACCCGGATAAGGTGTTTTTGGGGATGCCCGCCTACGGGTGGAACTGGAGGATACACGATACACAAAAAAATATGGGCGTGACCTACCGGGGGACTTCCAACACCTACTATGCCGCACAGCTTTGGATGACGGGCGGTTATAACTTCACGGATGACAAGCCGCCGCAGCCCTTCATCCCCATCGTGGCCTATTGGGACGACTACGACAAAGTGCCGTGGGCGCTTCCCCATGTGTACGACTACATGGAGGGGCGGGATGCAGTTTCCTATGAATACCCGCTGCTTTCCGGCACATACAACCGCAGGCATTACCTTACCGCTTATGGCAAGGAGCAGAAGACGGAATTTGAAAATATCCTTGTTGACCGGAGCGCAGATAATCCGTCAAATGCGGCAGGCATTATTTCCATTGAAAACGGCGTGGCGGTGCTTGGGGATGAAGGTTCGGCAACGTACCAATTTAGTGTATCTTCGGCGGGAACCTATGATGTGGCGGTGCGTATCTGTTATCCGTTTTGGGATAAGAATAGCATCTACATTTCGCTTGATGGGACGACATCGCATTTCACGGAAAGCCGCCTGTGGTGGCCGTACTGGAGGACTTCCTTCTGGACGATGCTTGCAAAGGGAATATCGCTTTCGGCGGGGACGCATACCATCAAAATATCCGTGGACATGAAGGGCGTGCAGTTTTATGGTTTCCGTGTCTGCGGCTCTTTTTTCGAATATCCGTCTGCGGGGAAAGCGGTCTATACGCTTGCGCCGCGGAAATTCAAGGACGTGGACGGCAACATGGCGCAGCCGGACAAAGGCTTCAAGCTGACGCTGGAGATGCTCCGCAGGAAGCCGGACTCGGCACTCATCTGGTACGAGGACTTCCGGGATGAGAACCCCCTGCCGGAAAGCTACTGGACGACGCTCTCCGGCAAATGGGAGGTGTGGCGGGAGGGCTACGAGAACCGGCCGTACTCCCAGCTTGAGGGGAGCGGGCAGCTTGCATGGAAGTACAGCGGATTTAAGGAACTGCACCTGCGGGCAAGGCTGGCGTTCCCGGCAGACGGCAGCGGGAAGGCAGGGGTGTTCTGCGGGGATGTATTCTGCTGCTTAAATTATGATACACAGAGGGTGGAGCTTTACAAGGGCTCCGCCCTCCTTGGCAGTTACAGCCAGACGATCAGCCGGACGGCGAATGCAGACCTGCGTGGGAATCCAACCATGTACACTATTGAAATGCGTATCCGGGGGAACAGGGTGCGCGTCTATTCCGGCGCATCCTACACGCTGCGTTTCACGGCGACAATCAGTGGATTTTCCGGCGGTTATGCAGGGTACCGCTCCGATAACCGCACCGTCTGCGAACTGATGAGGCTTGGGGACGCATGGACGTATGAGCCTTACGAGCGGTTTGACGTGAGGATGCCGGACGGCAGTTTTAAATCCTTCGGCCGGATCAGCAGAAGCAATGCGGCATGGGATGAGGAATTCCAGGTGTTCACGCTGACCGCCGATGTGGAGGAAAGCGCCACACGAAATGAGGACATTTCGATGGATTATGATTTTTTCCATTCGGAGCTGATGAAGATATCCTGCGGGAACAACTACACGGCAGAGGTCACTCCGAGGGACATCAATATCTGGATTTCCCGGCTGTTTTTAGGGGACGCGGACGGCTTCTCCATCCTCTATTACCAGGACGTGGACTCCCTCGTCTATTGGGCGAACCAGGCGGCGTACCGCTGGAAGCTGCGGGGGATGTGTATGTGGTCGCTTGGGCAGGAGGACATGAGGCTTTGGGAGTGGCTTCCAAAGCAGATATAAAAACTTAATATTTCCTATTGGAAACTGGCGGATGTCCACAGCGGGCAGCCGCTTTTTTCATACACAAAAATCATTTAAAGGAGGGTTTCACTATGAAGGAATTCTGGAACACGATCCAACTCATTTTCACTGCCACCGGAGGGTGGCTCGGCTATTTCCTCGGCGGCTGTGACGGCCTGCTGTATGCGCTGATTGCTTTTGTCGTGGTGGATTATATCACAGGAGTGATGTGTGCCGCAGCGGATAAGAAGCTGTCCAGCGAGGTGGGCTTTAAAGGCATTGCAAAGAAGGTGCTGATCTTCCTGCTTGTGGGGATTGCCAACATCCTCGATGTGCAGGTCATCGGCACGGGCAGTGTGTTACGCACGGCGATCATTTTTTTCTATATCTCCAACGAGGGCGTGAGCCTTTTGGAGAATGCCGGACACCTGGGGCTGCCCATCCCGGAGAAGCTGCGTGAGATTCTGGAACAGCTCCATGACAGGGCAGAAAACGGGAAGGAGGATGAATAAGCATGAAGCTGGTAGAAAGTATTCTGACAAGGAATCCCTGCTATACGGCAGGGAGAAAGATCACGGTAAAGGGGCTGATGCTCCATTCCGTGGGCTGTCCGCAGCCGAAGGCATCCGCTTTCATCAATAGCTGGAACAGCGCGTCCTATGACAGCGCCTGTGTCCATGGCTTCATTGACGGCAACGACGGTACGGCGTACCAGACGCTTCCGTGGAACCACAGGGGATGGCACTGTGGCTCCGGCAGCAAGGGCAGCGGCAACAATACCCACATCGGGGTGGAGATGTGCGAACCGGCGTGTATCAAATACACATCGGGCAGCAATTTCACCTGCTCCGACACGGCTACGGCAAAAGCAGTGGCGAAACGGACTTATGAGACGGCGGTGGAGCTGTTCGCCATGCTCTGTGAAAAGTACAGCCTTGATCCGCTTGCGGATGGCGTCATCATCAGCCATAAGGAAGGGTGTAGCCGGGGTATTGCCAGTAACCACGGCGACCCGGAGCATTTATGGACGCAGCTTGGCATGGGGTACACCATGGACGGGTTCCGCAGGGCGGTCAAGGCGGCGATGGGTGGCGCATCCTCCGGCACAGGCGGATACACGAAGATCATGGGGAATGCCATGGCAACGGCGGAGCAGATGAAGGTATACCTTAAAGCAAAGAACCCATCCGTGGCACAGCCTGTCCTCGACATGGTTCCGCTGTACCTTTCGGAAGGAAAAGAGGAAGGGGTGCGGGGTGACATTGCTTTTGCGCAGTCCTGCCTTGAGACAGGGAATTTCACCTTTTCCGGCTCTGCGGTCACGCTTTCACAGAATAACTTCTGCGGCATGGGCGTGACTTCTAACGGGGTAAAGGGGAATTCCTTTGACACGCCGCAGCTCGGCATCCAGGCGCAGGTGCAGCATTTGAAAGCCTATGCTTCCACGGAGGCACTGAAGAATGCCTGCATTGACCCGCGGTTCAAGTATGTTACGAGGGGCTGTGCGGAATATGTGGAGTGGCTTGGGCAGAAGGAAAACCCTGCTGGAAAGGGATGGGCGACAGGCGCTGGCTATGGGGAGAAGATCCTCACGATCCTAAAAGGCATCCTCGGCACGGTGGGAGGGGCATCTGCCTCCGCGCCTGCAGAAACGGAAGTCTGGTACCGCGTCCGGAAGACCTGGGCAGATGCATCCTCACAGAAAGGGGCATTTAAAGTATTAGAGAACGCAAAGAAATGTGTGGATGAGAACCCCGGCTATTCCGTTTTTGATGAATCCGGGAAAGCGGTGTACACCAAGGCGGCAGCGTTCAAGCCGTATCTGGTGCGGGTGTCCATCCCCGACCTTAACATCCGGAAAGGCCCAGGCACTGACCATGCAAAGACCGGGAAATATACGGGAGCCGGCACTTTTACGATTGTGGAAGAGGCAGACGGAAAAGGCGCATCCAGGTGGGGGCTGCTGAAATCCTATCAGAGCGGACGAAATGGATGGGTGAGTCTGGATTATGCACAGAGAGTGTAACTGAATATTGGAGGACAGAAAAACAAGCCCGCGGCATTTGAAACGATGCTGCGGGCTTGTTTTGCGTTCTGCGGTTTTAATCTGTTTTCCTTGGTGCGGCTGACAGGTGCATCGGCTTCGTCATCAGCTCCACGCAGTCCGAAAAGCCGAGCAGATAAGCAAGAGCGCCGTAACGTGCGCCAAGTGCGTTCTGTTCGCAGGAGTGCAGGTCAATCAGCGACCGTGCCTCCTGCGGCAGGTCCATAGCCTCCAGCCGGTCTAAATATTCCCCTGACTTCCGGGCAATTTCCTGGTATTCTTCATCCTTTTCCAGGATGCGGTCCAGTATGCCGTTTACCCGCATATCCATCAGCAGGTACAATACGGAATCCTTATCCATGGCAGAATCCCTCCTTTCCTCAGTGGTGCATATTAACTCTGAATCTGCAGGTTATCAACTTAAAAATGGATGGGGAATAGTGACAAGCCGGTATTTCATAAAATGCCATGGACGGCTTTCTGTATTTTTTTCAAAAAACACCCCATCAAAAAGCCCTCCAAATCTCCGTATAGTGAGGAGGTGCTTTCCATGACGGAGGAACAGAAAAAGCAGATCATACGCCTTCGGAAGAAAGGCTGTGGATATACGGCGGTTGCAAACAAAGTCGGGATTTCAAAAGACACGGTCAAGAGCTTCTGCAGGAGGAACGGGCTGGCGGGGGAAATGGCGGTGTCTGCGGAAACGCAGGTTCCGGGATGCAGGGAGTGCGGAAAGCCCCTGCAGCAGAGGTCAGGGATGAAGCCCCGCGTGTTCTGCTGCGGTGAATGCAGGGTGAAGTGGTGGCATGAGCATCCGGAGAAAATAAAACAGCGGGCGGTCTATTCTTTTACCTGTGCCGGCTGCGGAAAAGCATTCACGGCTTACGGCAATTCCAAACGGAAATACTGCTCCCACGAATGCTATGTCAGGAACCGTTTCAAAGGCGGTGATGGAGGTGAGTAAAGAACAGTTCAGGGCTGAACGGCTCTATCTTATGTCTCTTTCCGTGGCAAAATCCATGTTGCAGAAGGGCGTCATTTCAGAGAAGGAATTTGCGGAAATTGATACAATCCTGCTTAAAAAATACCGGCCAACTTTGGGTACATTATTAGCCGGAAAACCCTTGATATAATTGCGTTTTAGAGTGATGTATAGTAGCGGAAAGGAGTTGATTTCATGCGGAAAATCAGCAAGATAGAGCCAAAGCTGCCGGTTATCCAGGCACGGAAGAAGGTCGCCGCCTATGCCCGTGTTTCCAAGGACACCGAGCGGCTGATGCATTCCGTTTCCGCGCAAGTGAGCTATTACAGTACTCTGATACAGAAAAACCCCGAATGGGAGTATGCAGGGGTATATGCGGACATGGGTATATCCGGCACGGACACATCCAGGCGCGGTGAATTCTTAAGAATGCTGGCAGACTGTGAGGAAGGGAAAATTGACATCATCCTGACAAAATCCATCAGCCGTTTCGCAAGAAACACGGTTGACCTGTTGGAGACGGTGAGGCATTTGAAGAACCTCGGCATCGAGGTGCGGTTTGAAAAAGAGCATATCCATTCGCTCTCGGAAGACGGCGAGCTGATGCTCACCCTCCTCGCATCCTTTGCACAGGAGGAGAGCCGGAGCATTTCGGAAAACGTGAAATGGGGAGTCAGGAAGCGGTTCCAGTCCGGGGAAATCGGGGCGGCAAACAAGCACATCCTTGGGTACCAGTATGATGAGGATGAGAAAAAATATGTCATCATACCGGAAGAGGCGGAAGCAGTCCGCTGGATGTTCAAGATGTACATTGACGGGGTTCCCCTGCGGGGGATTGCGGAGAGCATGAACAGTGCAGGCATCCGCACCACGCTTGGGAATGACTTTCAGGAAGCATCGGTGCGGCAGCTTATCTTCAACGAGGTCTATGCCGGGGATATCCGGCGGCAGAAATGCTACATGGCAGACCCGATCACAAAAACGAAGGTGAAAAACTGCGGGGAGCTGCCGCAGTATTACATGGCAGACTGCCATGAAGCCATCATTGACCGTGAGACTTATGCAAAGGTCCAGGCGGAGATGGAACGGCGGGCAGGGCTTGTCAATCCTACCTACCCTTTTACGGGAAAGATAAAATGCGGCATATGCGGCCAGAGCTTTACCCGCAGGAAAGGAACCACCAAAGGGAAAGAATATGTCAGTTGGTTCTGCAGGGCGAAAAAGGAAGTCGGGATGACCTGCACAAGCCGCAATTATTCAGAGCAGAACCTCATGGAGATATGCGCAAAGCTGATGGGGACGGACAGTTTTGACGGGACGGCTTTTGAAAGCTCAGTCAGGCTCATTTCGGCACTGCCGGACGGCAGCCTTGAGGTGCAGTTTTTTGACGGACAGATAAAGCGGTGGGAGATGCCTCCGAAGCCCGCGAAAGTGCCTGACAAGCCGATGAAGAAAAGACCTGCGCATCTCTTTGATGGGAAGATATTCTGTGGGCAGTGCGGCAGACGGTACGGCAGGGCAGTCAGTGAAAGCAAAGACAGGCACCTTTACTGGTACTGCAGGGCAAAAAGCCATCATGGGGTAACCTGCGACAGCGTGAATTATCCGGATTCGGAGATGAAGGAAATCTTCTGCATGGTCATGGGGCTGGAAGCATTCGATGAAGGCTTTTTCACGGAAACCGTGGAGCGGATGGTGGTGCAGAAGACAGGGAGCATTGATTTCCATCTGAAGGACGGCACGGTTAAGGCTTACGAAACATTGAAACTCCGGAGTAACAGGCATGAGAACACATCAACGGATGAATTTACCGGAAAAATCAGATGCGCCTCCTGCGGCAACCTTTACCACAGATACTGCTGCTATGGAAAATACACATACTGGCGGTGCAGCGGCAAGTCAAAGGTCAGGACGGAATGCAGCGGCCGGGATTTTCAGGATTCGGACATCCGTAAGGTTTCCGCCTACATGATGGGCATGGAGGAATTTGACGCGGAAGCGTTCAATGGAACGGTAGATTATGTCACGGCGTTTCCGGACGGCAGCCTGGAAATCCACTTTTATGACGGGAGGGCAGAGCGATGGCAAAGGTGATCACGATACCTGCTACACGGAGCAGATATACAGCGGCTCCAATCAACAGCAGGGATAAGAGGAAGGTTGCAGGCTATGCCCGCGTCAGCACCGACCATGAGGAGCAGCAGACCAGCTACGAGGCGCAGGTGGATTATTACACAAACTATATAAAGGGGCGCGAAGATTGGGAGTTCGTTTCTGTATATACGGACGAAGGGATCAGTGCGACTTCCACGACAAAGCGCGACGGTTTTAACAAAATGGTGGCGGATGCCCTGGACGGCCGCATTGACCTCATCATCACGAAGTCGGTGAGCCGTTTCGCAAGGAACACGGTAGACAGCCTGACCACTATCCGTAAATTGAAAGAACACAAAGTGGAGTGTTATTTTGAAAAGGAAAATATCTGGACCTTTGACAGCAAGGGCGAGCTGCTCCTGACCATCATGTCCTCGCTGGCGCAGGAAGAGAGCCGCTCCATTTCGGAGAACGTCACATGGGGGCAGAGGAAGCGGTTTGCAGACGGCAAGGTCACGGTTCCGTTCAAGCGTTTCCTTGGCTATGACCGAGGCGAGGATGGAAACCTTGTCATTAACGAAGAACAGGCGAAGACTGTTCGGAGGATTTATGGGATGTTCCTGCAGGGGCGGTCTCCATTTGCAATCGCAAAGGCACTGACGGAGGAAGGCATCCCGACTCCGGGCGGCAAGATAAACTGGTCGGGAAGCACGATCAGGAGCATCCTCACGAACGAAAAATACAAAGGGGACGCGCTTCTACAGAAAGTCTACACGGTGGATTTCCTCTCCAAAAAGAAAAAGGTCAATGAGGGCGAGGTCCCGCAGTATTATGTGGAGCATAACCACGATGCCATCATAGAGCCTGCCGTGTTCGAGGCGGTGCAGAAACAGATGGCCGTCCGGCAGACGGGAACGAACCGACAGAGCAGCGTATGCATCTTTTCCAGCAAAATAAAATGCGGCGACTGCGGAAGCTGGTACGGCTCGAAGGTGTGGCATTCCAACGATAAATACCGCCGGGTAATCTGGCAGTGCAACCACAAATTTGACGGCGGCGAGAAGTGCAGCACACCACATTTGGATGAGGAAACCATTAAGGGACTTTTCATAAAAGCGGTGAATATCCTGACCACAGAAAAGGATGAGATTGCCGCAAACTTCCAGGCCATCAAAGGGCAGCTTTTCAGTACGGCGGAACTGGAAGCCGAGCAGTCACGGCTTCAGGAAGAACTGAATGTGGTGGCGGAGCTGATACAGCAGTGCGTGAGGGAGAACGCCCATGTCGCCCTTGACCAGACGGAATACCAGGCAAGGTATGATGGGCTGGCGGAGCGGTTCGACCGGACGAAGGCACGGCTGAACGAGGTCGGCAATGCCATCACGGAGAAGCAGGCGAAAAAGGAACAGATAGAAAGGTTCCTTGCAGAACTGGAACGGCAGGATGGCGTGGCCACGGAGTTTGATGAAGAGCAATGGTACAGCCTGGTTGACTTTGTCACAGTTTTTAATAAAGAAGATGTCCGCTTCACCTTTAAGGATGGGACGGAGCTCAAAGTGTAAAAAATCCCCTGTGTCCGTAGGGGATTTTTTAAGCATACAATAATTTAGCTATTATTATGTGTTTCCAAATTTTTAATTAGCTGCTTCTTTTGATGTTCAATCTTTTTTAATGAGTTTGCCTTGTAATAATCCTTTAAGAGTAGGTTAATAATCACAGACAGGAATGCGATTACTGTGAGCGTATTATTTATATAAGACATTGCACTAATCCGAAGAGTCAATATTATTAACAAAGAAACAAGTCCCAAAACTGCAATAATTGAAGCTATTTTGTAATAAATTAGTTCTTTTGTTTTCTGATTATTTAATAACTTATAAATATTTATATCTTTATTTTCGTGTTCAGAAACCATTTCTTTAATGTCAGAATTATCTGTTTGTGAGAAACTTATTACAAATTTTGTGAGTTCATCATTAGAATATGCTTTTACTTTGTTCAGAAAAAGCTCTTTTTCTTGTGGTGAGAGGTTTCCCTCAAAAAATTTTACGATTTCATCTTCGTTTTTATCAAATAATTCCATTAGCATCGAAACCATTTTCTCTGCTTTCTGACCATATTTGACTTCAATCTTATTAAGATAAAACTCTTTTGCTCGACCAGTTAAGTAATATAGCCCAAATAAGGATTCCCTTTCCTTTTTGTCAATATCAATTTTTGTAAATAAAAGATCTGATATCGAGAAAGCTGTACTGGCAATGGTAATAGCAAAAATCATTGAATTAATGGCATCTATATCTTCGCTAACAAATGAAAAAACGATACAAAAAACTAAATATACTGCATATGATAGCAAAAATCCCCACTTTTCTATTCGCATAAATTCGCTCTCCTACATATAAAATTTTTGAATTGTATGTTTCATTTCTACATGGTTTCTATTGTTCGTTAAAGCATTTATAATTGGCATATAACCGTAACCCACAAATTTATATCTTCCGAAGTTGATTTGATTTCGTTGGTCAGCCAGTTCCTGTCGGCATTATATAAGCAGATTTATTTTCTGGATTCTCCCAAATTCTAACTTACCCAATTTATTATATCATATAAATATGAACATTTCTACTGTGCTATCTCAGCCAATTTGAACCCTCCCCCTACGAGGCAAAATCAAAAAGTATGCCAAAATCAAAAGGTTAAAGGCAAAATCGAATTGTATCAAAGACAGCGTTTACATAGATGAAGGTATCTCTGGTACGAATACGAAAAAACGTAAAGAATTTAATCGCATGATTGCGTGTGCGAAAAACGGTGATTTTGATTTGATTGTAACAAAAGAAATCTCCCGTTTTGCGAGAAATACCCTTGATAGTATATTCTATACCCGTGACCTCAAGAAGCACGGCGTGGGTGTTATCTTTATGAATGATAACATCAATACTTTAGAAGGCGATGCGGAACTTCGCCTTGCCATTATGTCCTCGATTGCACAGGAGGAAAGCCGTAAGACTTCCGAGCGTGTGAAATGGGGGCAGAAACGCCAGATGGAGCAGGGAGTTGTGTTCGGACGGAGTATGCTTGGCTACGATGTGAAAGACGGCAAAATGTATATTAATGAGGATGGGGCAAAAGTTGTCCGTCTTATCTTTCACAAATTTGTAAATGAGGGGAAAGGAACTCATGTGATTGCCCGTGAGCTTCGGGAGGAGGGCATTAAGCCCATGCGGGGAAAAGAATGGCAAAACACAGTTATTCTTCGTGTTATCCGCAATGAAAAATACTGCGGTGATTTGGTGCAGAAAAAAACCTATACGCCAGACTTTTTATCCCATGAAAAGAAAGTAAACCTCGGACAAGAGGAATTTGTGATTATCAAAGACCATCATGAACCGATTATTTCTCGTGAGTTGTTTGAAAAGGCAAACCGCATTTTGGATGAAAAATCGCTTTCACAGGAGGGCAAAGCAAAACACAGCAACCGTTATCCGTTTTCCGGGAAAATCAAATGCGGATGCTGCGGCAGGGGTTATGTGGCGAGATATAAAACCCGAAAAAATGGAAGCCGCTATAAGGCGTGGCGGTGTCTTGAAGCTGCAAGGCATGGAAGTCCCCATGTGGACAAAGCAGGGAATCAAGTTGGATGCAGGGGACTTAGCATACGCAACGAAGATGCAACTCACATCATGTATCTTGTCACGAGTAGTTTAAAATATAATAAGGAGAAAATTACTGACAATTTGCTTGCTATTATCAAGTCTGTTATTTCTTCTGATTTGCCGTATGGCATAAAGGTATGCCCCCAAGGCGCGGCAATGGATACTGCAGGTACAGACAGTGAGAAACTAAAATCACAGATGAAAGCCACCCTGCAAAAACGCACAAACCTTATTGACCTTTATACATCTGGTGACATTACCAGAGATGAATTTTCAGCAGCAAGGGCAAAATGTGAGAATGAGATTGCTGAACTGCAATCCGTTATAGACAGCATAGACAAACAAAGGGAAAGACCCTCAAAACAGAAGGAACTTGTTGCTGAAATTACAGAAGTGATGAATGAGCTTATAAATGGTGTAGAATATGAAGCTGATTTTTACAAAGAAATCTTAGATAAAATGGTTGTGAATGATAAAGACCATATTGATGTGTATTTGAACCTGCTCCCTCTCAAATGGAGCTACACGGTTGCAAAAAGCGTAAACTGTCCGCAGGGCAGACCGCTCACGGGAAAGCATCCACTGGAAGATTCCCCGCACACTGGGTGA